TCATCTCGTCGAGGTCGTCCTCGCTGTTGATGACCAGCACCTTCTGCCTGCCACGCGGCTGCCAGCCGCCCCAGGACACCCCTGCCGCGACCGCTATGGCCATCTGGAGCGTCAGCAGCGACTTGCCTGACCCAGGCGGCGCTACGAGGATAGATACGCTCCCGCACAACAGCAGGCCCGGCACGGACCATCGCCTGGGCGGTATGGTGGCGGCATCGATAGGGAACGCAGCGTGAACGGCAATGGGCGTGGCTGGGCGTGATTGGGCATGCCCAGGCATCGGCCCGGTAATGCCGGGAATTACCGGACCACTGCCGGGATTGACATTGGGATTAGGCACCTTGGCCTTTTCGGCCACGTCGGTGTCCCACTTGCCCATCAGGCGTTGCCACTTGGTCCACCAATCGGACGGGCCGCGCCCCTCCTCTTCCAGCGCCATGCGCTTGGCGATGCCGGGATGATCGTTCTGCGGGGCAACGGTGCGCTCGTAGACCTCGTACTCGGCCATTGCCCGTGAATGGCTCTCGGCGGCGCTAGGCCGGATGGGGGTCTCCCGCCGCCAGTTGACGATGGCTGCATGCACCATGTCGCGCATGTGCTTTTCGCGGCCCTCCACGATCTCCCGCTCCAGGCCGAAAGCATCCGGCTGCCGCACCGGCCCCGCGGCCTGGGCAATGGCGGCATTCCACATCTGCGATACGGCCTCGACCGGCGTGGGCGCACCCAATTGCGCCCCCAGCGCCGTGGCCCCGTAGCTGGCCTTGGCCCCCGGCGGCACCAGCATGTCGGTCAGCTCCTCGATGCGGCCCTCCTTCACCGGCCACGCCACTGAGCCTGCCAGCCGCATGACGCGGGAGGGGTTGGATACGGTGGGGTCGCCGTCCAGGCCCTTGGCCATTGCCTTCAGCAGGAGCTGGGACTGCGCCGGGTCCGTGATAGGCCGGTCCAGTTTCCACCAGAGCTGCGCCCTGGTGTCGGGGACGAGGCCGGTGATCACCACCCTGTTGGGGACCAATAGTCCATATCTGGACTTGGCCGCCGCCACCGTGCCGGGTTTGTCCAGATCGACATAGGCGTACGTCAGCGCCAGGAAATCGGCGTCCTTGGCCCTGGCGAACGGTGCCGTGCCGGGCTGGCGCAGGGCGGCTCCGATATAGACGTTGCTGCCCTGGCTGTTCTTGGCGGCGGCATGCTCGGCCAGCACCTCCAGCCGGTTGAGCGCATAGAGCTGGCCGTGGTTGACGGCCCGCTCGCCGGGAGTGTTCCAGGCCAGCTCGACAAGGCCATGCTCCAGCACACCCAGGTCGTCACCAAACAGGTGCATGAGATGCGCCAGCATGGTGACGCTGGACGGCTGTAAGGTGTTTGCGCTATTCACTGGGAAGCCCCTGTTGTTTTGATCGAACGGCGTGGGTCTTAAAAGCGCCGGGACATTCCGCAATGTCCCGGCGTTTCTCGTTTACAGCCTAGCCGAAATCGCTGGCCGACACTGTCCGCTGCTGTGGTGCCTGCGGCGGCTGCTGTGGCTGTGCGTCCCACGGCAGGCTGCCGTTCTGCGGCGGCGGCGCTGCCCTGGTGCCGCCAGTCTGTGGCGCGGCAGGGGCATTGCTGAAGCCGTGCGCCGTCGAGGTCAGCCCCACGTTCTGCTGAGCCTGCTGCGGCGCAGCCTGCATCTGCTTCTGCGCCCTGGGGATGAACACCAGATCGCCGCGTGGCTGCCAGCCTACCAGCTTGAACTGCGGCTCGTAGTTGGTGCTTTGCCGGATGCCCTGGCCGGTCGTCAGCGGAATTGTCCCGGTCAGCACGATCACCGGCAACAGTCCAGGGTTCTGGTCGCGTTGCGCCTTGTACTCGCGATAGACCGCACCGAAACCGCTGCGGAAGGCATCGGCGGTGCCGGTGATCTCGCGAATTGGCTGCTTGCCCTGGGCGCATGCCGTAGACAGCTTCAACATGAAGCGGACGCCGGATTTGTGGTCAGGCGTTGGCTTGGGTGGGAGCTGATACCCGTGCGGCACCAGCACCATGTTGGGCGCTTGGCCGGGAATGAACAGCATCCACCCGGTTTCGATGTTCTCGAAATCGACAATCGCCGTGAACTGCGGGTCCGTGGTGATGTCGGTTTTCGTCACGCCAAAGTTGCCGTTGATGTCCTGGCCTCTATCGTCGCGAAACATGCGACCGGCCTTGGCATCGTAGCGGCAGATGACGGCGAACGGCTCGCCGTTGTTGCCGCCGCCGCCGCTCCGCAGGGGTAGTCCAAAAGCATCTACATTCGACATTATGTCGTCTCCATAAACGCAGCGACAGGCTCGCTGCCAGCCACACCGGATTGTCCCGGTATTGGACAAGTTGGTTCTGGCGCAACCACAGTAGGCCCGCCGGATGGTGCGACACGCACGTATAAACACTGGCGTCGGGCGTGGCCGGGCTTGCGCTGGTTTGGCACACGCCCCAGCTCCTCCAGCTCGCGCAGCAGCCCCTTCCGCTTGCAGTGGCCAAGGTTAGAACCCCAGGCATTGGGATGTCTCGGCTGTACGCCCTTCCAATCCTTCATGATGGTTTCGTTGTTGCCGATCCAGCCCAGCGGCAGCGCCAGGACGTAATGAAAATACTGGTACGAGAACGTCGGATTGTTCTCGGCCACCCGCTTCATGCCTTCGTCGCGCAGCCTGACGCTCTCGGCGTAATCGAACAGGTCGTCCTCGTCGTCGCCGTCGTCTTCGTCCGACATTTCAGATGCCCCAGATTGAATATGCCAGCGCCCTGGCTGCGGGTGGCGTCCAATAAAAGCTGTCGAGGTCCGGTACGGTAATGTCTACGAAAAATTGCGGGTCGTCACTAAGGCTTCTGAATTTTTCGATGCGCTTGGCGATGGCCACCAGGGATAGACGGTGTTCGCTGATGTTCTCCAACATGTAGACCTCCAGCTTCTTTGGGGTCACGTAGGCGATGCGCGCCTCGGTATTGCCTCCGGTGTAGTGCGCCACTTGCCGGGCGTGGCCGTTCTTGATCTGGCCCGGCATCTTGTCGCTGGTTTTCAGGTCGAGCAGGATGCCGTGCTGCGCCCACTCGAAATCGTAGTAGCCCAGCATCGGCAGCGTCAGGCCCTCGTAGCGCATCTCGATCCTGCCCTGCATGCCGGTGGGCGTCCCGTACTGCCGCAGCTCAGTGAGCGCCGCCGTCACCATGTCGGGAATGGTGGCGCGAAACTTGTCGCGCCGTGGATCGCCGCTCAGCACTGTCAACGTGTCGTACTTGGTCAGCGCCACGTCGATGCAGTCCTGCACCGGCTGGTCGAGGTTCTTCAGCCCGCACGTCACGCCGTCTTCGACGCCAACGCCGCGATGCGCCGCGATGGACACCGGCTGCTTGTGGCCCAGGATTTTCTCGGCCACCCACATTGATTGCTGGGCAGCAAACAGGTTGCAGCCGGATGGCGAGTGATGGTCATAGGATGGCAACATTCAACAGTCCCTTCGTGTGTGCGTAGTGGTAGGCGAGCAAGGCGGCCTCGGCCCGGCCTGCATCCTTCTTCCTTCCGAATGTGATGGCGTTCGCGGGGAACAGGGCCATTGCCAGCCCCCGCGAACGGTCCTTGTTGTCCTTGCCGCCGGGCAGCTTCATCGCCTTCTTCCAGCTTGCTGGGGTGATGAGAACCTGGGGGACGTGGCTGAGCGCGCACACCACGCGAGCCGTGGTGTAGGCGGCAGAGAACCTCCAGGCTTGCATGACGCCGTCGCGAGGCATTGGCCCGACACGCTCGATGATGGCGATGTTTGGCCCGTAGTTGCCTACGAGGTCGCGCAGCGCGGAGGCGTTCACGGCGCTCTCCACCACCGGCATGTCATGCACCGACACATGGTCCGACACTGACGGGTAGTAGAACGCCACCGCCCCGGTGAGGCCGGGATCGACGGCCATGATGCAGTAGCTGCGGTCGTTCATTTGCGCCTTCCTAATGTCGCGTCGGTGACGCGGCCTGAGTTGGTCTTGAAGCGATTGGCGATCTGCTGCATCGACAGATGCGGGTGGGCGCGCTTGTAGTCGCGGAGCTGGCGCTTCAGCTCCGGTGTGTAGGCCCGCGACCGTATTCTGGTGACCGGGTTGCCCCTGCGCCGGTACAGTTCCTTTTCCAGCTTGCGTAGCCTGTCGGCAAACGGTCGCGTGTAGGGATACTGCATCAGCTCGGCCACCAGCTTCATCAGCTCGCGGCGCACCTCTGGGATTGTCATCAGTGCCTCCCCATTGCCGGATAGGCGATGCGTGAATGCTTGAAGCAGTAGACGCTGCCCTCGACCGGCGGGATGCCGCAGTAGAAATACGGCGGCAGGCCCTCGGTCACCGGCCAGCGGCATGTGTGTGATGTGAGCTGCATGATGGTGACCTTGCCCCACGTCACGCCGGGCTTGGGCGGCTCTGGCTTCGCCGCCGGGTGCCGGTAGGGCTTGCGCTTCTTCTTGTGCGGGCTGCTGGCCCGTTGCTTCTTTCCGGTGCCGCGCCGCGCCCGCGAGATGCAGGAGTTTTTGGTGAAGACGCGGTGAAACCGCGACACCATTCTGTCGGCAATGGCGCTGTAGTTCAGCGGCGGTCGATGCCGCATCAGCTCAGCGAGATACGCCTTGGCCTCGTCGGTCCAGGGCGTGGTTTCTGTGTCGGTCACCGCTTCTTCCTCACCTTGCGCCGGTCGATGGCCCGCTGGATCGCCTTCCGCAGCCGTGGTGCGCGCTGGCCGCGCATGGCCCACAACTCGTCCGGGGCCGTCAGGCCCATTTTGTTGAGCTGCTTGTGGATAACGACCCAGGTATTGGCCGGAAATTTACCTGTGGATCGCCACCAGCTCACCACCTTCCCGTTCGTATCCAGCAGCTCGGCAACGTGCTGGTTGCCGCCCAGCGCATCGATTACCAAGCCAACTGATGGTAGATTTGACATACTCACCCTCTTTCTAGATTATTCGGAACGGTCTAGATTATTCGGATTATGCCGGGAGGTCAATCGTGATACCCATGACCAAGCTGCCGGGTGTGCCTGACAAGGATGACGTGAAGCCCGGCATGGCGAGCTGGGAAGGCAACGGGCCGAAAGGCAAATACTGCGAGAGCTGCGTTCATCGCGGCTATTACTTCGACACCGACTATCATTCTGGTTGCTTCATGTTCTTTCGACAGTCTGGTGTGCATGGGCCGCGCATCAAGCTGCACTACAAGGCCTGCAAACATTACGCGGAGAAAACATGACAGACGAAGAGATGAACGTGCGCGCCAACTTGGCGGCATCGGAAGGCCGCATGCTGGAGGCGGCGTGGATCAAGACCATGCTGGCGTCGGCACCGGAAGAGCTGAGCGAGGGACACCTGATGATGGTGCGCGTCGGTTTCTATCGCGGCGCGCAGAGCGCCCTGGAGATCATGCGGCTGGCGGCAGCGGAGAAGGATCATCGCGTGGCGCAGACCGTCATGCGCGACATCGCCAAGGAAATGGCTGTGTTCTTCCGGGTGGCGGCCCAATTCGGCAAGGACATACTCAAGAAAAAAGAGCAGCAAAACCAGCAAGTTAGGCACTGAACAAGACAGCTTGACAGCCCTGTCTATTTGTCGGTATAAGGTGCCTGTTCATCACAGCAGGAGCTACCCATGACCCGCGACCTCAACGACGACCTCTCTGACCTCCTCGGCGGCGAGCCTGTTTCCCCCATCAGCATGAAGCAGCCGCCTGCTTCCTACGCGCCCATCGAGAAGACCGTGTTTTCTGAGGGCTGCCCAAAGTGCCGTGGCACCGGGCAATTTGTTTCGTACAGCGGACGGGTTCTCGGCCCGTGCTTCGCCTGCAAGGGCGCAGGCAAGAACACCTACGCCACCTCGCCTGAGGCCCGCGCCAAGTCGCGTGAGCGCGCCGCCGTCAAGCGTGTCGAGAAGGGTCAGCAGATCATGGCTGACGCCAAGGCGTTCATCGAGGCGCACCCGGCTGAGATCGAATGGTTGGTCAAGGCTGGCGCTCGCAACATCGAGAAGGGCGGCACCTTCACGTTCCCGCAGGACGTTCTCACCAAGCTGCATGAGTACGGCTCGCTGACTGACGGCCAGCTCGCCGCCGTGCAGAAGCTGATGGAGCGCGACAAGCAGCGCACCGCTGAGCGTGAGGCTGCCAAGGCTGAGCGTGAGGCCTCCGCGCCGGTCGTTGCCGCCGCTGGCGTCGATCACCTCAAGGCGGCGTTCGACAAGGCGGCGGCCTACACCGCAGCCAAGGCCAAGGGCCTGACGGTGCGCCGCCCCAAGATCACTGTTGGCGAGATCACCATCTCGCCTGCCGGTGCCACCTCGCGCAACCCTGGTGCGCTCTACGCCAAGTCTGGCGAGACGTACCTGGGCAAGATCGCTGACGGCAAGTTTCACCGCAGCTACGAATGCACTGACGCGCAGCGCGATGCCGTCGTGGCGTTCGTCACCAACCCGGCTGACGCCGCCAAGGTGTACGGCCAGGAAACCGGCGTCTGCTGCGTCTGCAACGCCACGCTGCGCTCTGAGTGGCGTCTGCGCGGCATCGGCCCAATCTGCGCTGAAAAGTTTGGATGGTGATCATGGACCGGAGCAACGTCACCTACATCGACATGCTGATGTTCGATAAGAACGCGCAGCCGGAGGATTGGGGCATCATCCTGACGATGCTCGACAGCGAAGACCCTCGTCCAGCCAAGGTTCAACTGGACGGGGGCTACCAGCACGGCGGCGGCTGGCGTCCGCAGGAAGGCTTCAAGTTTGACGACAAGTCGGGCTGGATGACCTATCCCGGCGACCCGCCGTTCAAGCCGCTCAGCGGCATCCGGCTGCGCGACGAGCTGATCGTGCTGTACCCCTACGGTTACGTCGGCATCATCCAGCCTGACGGCGCGTTTGAGATCGCGAGGATGGACTGACATGCAAGTCATCATCACAGACGGTGGGCGCGCATCCAGCGCCCGCTGGCGCGGCAAGGCGAAGGGCGACTGCGTCACCCGCGCCATCGCCATCGTCACGGGCCGGTCCTACTGCGAGGTGTACGACCGCCTCGCCACCGGCAACGCCACCCAGCGCCGGTCCAAGCGTACCGGCAGGCGGGACTACACGGCAGACCACGGCATCAATACCAACCGCAAGTGGTTCAAGGACTACATGGCTGAGCTGGGCTTTGTCTGGGTTCCCGTCATGGGCATCGGTACCGGCTGCACCATGCACATGCGCGCCCCCGGCGAAGGCTATGGCGGGGTGCCGCTGGGCAGGCTGGTTGTGTCGCTTAGCAGACACTACAGCGCCGTGATCGACGGCGTCTGCTTCGACACCCACGATCCATGCCGGGGCGGAACTCGCTGCGTCTACGGCTATTGGAGGCTTGATTAAATGACAGAGGAGGAAGCAAAGTTGCGCGGGCTTATGCAGCTCGACGCTAAGGTGTACCGCGCTCGTAATCAGATCGCGGAGAAGACTGACCCTTTGTCGGAGAAGGGTCAGAGGAACGCAGCCCGTGCGGCTGCGAAGAAGGCGGCTAAAGAAGCTAAAGTTGAACCAAGCGACCCACCCACAGAGGAACCACAACAATGAGAAGATATCTTGGCGCTGCCGTCCTGGCGGCGTCGTTATACGTTCTACCGGCGCAGGCCACCATCCTGCTCGATGAGACAGGCATCGGCGGCACCGGCAACAACGTGATATTCAGCAACATCGTCAACTCTAGTCTGATCCTTGGCCGCCTCAACGGCCAGAACGATGAGGTCGTGCGGTTCTTGGACCGCTCGGCCTTCAACCCTGACGGCGGCATATTGAGTGGTCTGTTCTCTGGATCGGCCAACGGCAACGACATCAAGATCGTCAACACCAGCGAGCTTGATATCACTGTCTTCGACCGCTTGAACCTCACTCAGCTTACGACCACGCGGGACATCTTCTCCATCGTGGGAACAGGCACTCTGCTTATTCGTGCGACGGCCCTGGAGGCAGACGGCAGCTTTCAGGACTTCCTGTTCAGCAGCATTCTAAAGAACGGCCAGAACGGGTTCGACCTTCGCGCCATCGATGGCGAGCGCATCTGGGATGTTGATTTTCGGGTTGTCGGTGGCTCGATTACCGATTTCGAGCATTTCCGCATCGATGTCGCACCAAACGTGACAGCGGTGCCAATCCCGGCAGTCGGTGCCGGGCTTCCTGGCTTGGTTGCTGGCATGTTTGGCTTGGTGGCGTTGCAGCGGCGTCGTAAGGCGCGGCAGCTCGCAGCGTAAACAACTACGCCCGGCAGGGGAGGGCTTCCGCTGCCGGGCGCTTACTCTGGGACACAACGCTGACGCACTTCGTCTGCCCTTGCTCGTCCATCACAACGAAGCGCACGAAACCTAGGGCCGCTCGGCGTCCGGGTCAATGTCGTCTTCGTCGTCGCGCATCAAGACCCCCACGCCATTGACCGTGATCTGGATGTCCACGCCGTCAGGCACGGTCAGCGCGATCTCGATGCGCGGCACCAGTGGCTTCACCACGTCGGAGCTGAGACTGAAAATATCCTGCGGCGGCTTTGCCATTGGCCTCTCCCACGATTGCTTGACCCATTCGGCGTAGCTCATACGCTGCGTCAGCCCGCACGAACACTCCCACGGGTACTGGTCGTGCCAAAACTCGCAATCGGTTTTGTGCTGCATGTTATCTTCTGACTGTGCAGCGTTCCATCTGGACAATGTTTCGCGCCAGTGCGCGGCAGGCGGTTTCGGCATTGATCGCATCTATTTCGTAGCGGCTGTAGTAGGCGGGCTTCTCTGTCACAGCCGTCACGATACAGCCGGATAGCAGGATGGCGATAGCCACCAGGGCGACAGGCATCACAACCTCAATGGGTGAACCACACCCAGCAATCCGGCGATGATGTAAACCACCACCAGCACAACGATGACCGTCAGCAGCACATTGATTACAGTGTGGAACGGCGCTGGCAACGGGATCAGCGGTAGAAGCTGTTGTATCCCCCAGATGATGACGCCAAGCACGATCAGCAAAAGCACGATTGAGATAAGCGTACCAATCATGGCATCACCTCTGTGGTGAAATGTGCAGTTCTTTGGTCATGATACCAATCACGTTGTCCAGCCGTTTCTTGTTATCGCTTGAGGTGCTTTCTAAAACGGTAAGCCGGTTATCAATTACTTGAAGGTGCGGGCTGCCTCGCGTTTCCAACGTCGCCACCCGCGTCTCAAGCCGCACAACGTATGCCGTCACAGTAAACAAAGCGACGAACAGGCCGCCCAGGAAATAGTTCTCCTTGACCCATGACAGCGCATTCTGCGTCATGCGAGGCCACCGCGAATGTCGGCGTTGTGCGCTCCCGTGTAGACAAACTCGTTTTTGGTGCCGTCCCAATTGCCAAACGAGCAATTGCCCCAGCCGTACACGGCCCAGCCTGCGCCACCGCCGCCGAAATCATATTCGTAGCCTGGGTTGGCGCTGTATGCCGCTTGCCCAGCTTCGCCGGGACCGCCGCCGTTGCCTTGGTTGATCGCCGGATTGTTGTCGGCGCGAAAGCCGGTGCCGCCCTGCTCAGTGGTGCCGTCTGTCGGATGGTGCCACCACTGGTCCTCGCCTACGTTCGACACGCCTTTCGGCCCTGGAGTGTAGCCTG